CGGATTTCGTATGCTAGAACTTATAAAAAGGAGTTTTAAGATATAGTCTTTCCACCCTCTTTTGTGAATGATATAATAAGCCAATATAGTATACTCATTATGGCATTACAAAAAGTAACATTAAAGCCTGGTTTTAATAAACAAGCCACTTCTTCACAAGCAGAAGGAGAATGGGTTGATGGAGATAATGTACGTTTTCGTTATCAATCCCCCGAAAAAATTGGTGGTTGGAATCAAAAAACCGAAAACACTATAGTAGGAGCTGGCCGAGCGCTTACTACTTGGACGGCTATAGATGCTACCAAATATGCAGCTATAGGAACTAATAAGATGCTTGCACTCTATAGTGGAGATTCTTTTTATGACATTACTCCTCTGGCTAATACGGTAAATACTTGTACCATTACTTCAACTACGGGATCGAGCACTGTAACTATTGATAAAACTTCTCATGGATTAGAAGAAGGAGCTTTATTAATATTTGATAATGTCACTATCCCAGCAGGTTGTAGTTTTACAACGGGCGATTTCACCACTAATACTTTTGAAGTCCAAGCGGCAAGTGCTAATAGTTTTAATGTAGTGATGGCTTCCACAGAGACAGGAGGAGGAGCCTCCACTGGAACTGGACTAGATGTAGAACCTTATGAAGTTATCGGGCCTATTAATCAAACTTTCCAATATGGATTTGGTACAGGAACTTACGGTGCATCTACCTACGGTACGGCTAGAACAAGCTCTCAAATTATTTTAGATCCTGGCTCTTGGTCTTTAGATAATTTTGGACAAAAACTTATTGCTACTATTCATAATGGTAAAACTTTTATCTGGGATCCATCTCTTTCTTCTCCGTTAGATAGACGAGCAATTCTTGCGACGGGAAATCCAACTAAATCAGTTATGTCGATTGTCTCTGATCGAGACAGACATTTAATTCAATTAGGTACTGAAATAACTATTGGAACTGCTTCAACTCAAGACAGAATGTTCGTTCGCTTTTCAGATCAGGAAGATGAAACAGATTATACTCCTACTTCTACTAATACAGCTGGAACCATGTATCTTGATCAAGGCAATAAAATTGTAGGAGCTGTGCAAGGTAAAGACTACATTTTAATTTTAACTGATACCGCAGCTTATATAATGCAATATGTAGGACCTCCTTTTACTTTTAGTATAAGGCAGGTGGGCTCAGATTGTGGAGCTATTGGACAACACTCTATTGTATATGCCAATGGAGTAGTGTTTTGGATGGGGGCTACCGGTGGATTTTTTATGTTTGATGGCTCTGTTAAAACGGTCCCTTGCTTAGTGGAAGATTTTGTCTTCACAACCCAAGGTACTAATTTAGGAATTAATTATGACACAGGAAGTGAGTTAGTCCAGGGAGGGCACAATGCTTTATTTAATGAAGTCTCTTGGTTCTATCCTCAAAATTCAGGGACCCAAATTGATCGAATCGTAACTTATAATTATTTAGAACAGGTGTGGACAACAGGAACCTTAGATAGAACAAGCTGGGCGAATGCAGATATTTTTGATTTACCTTTTGCAACTCAATTAGATCTAGCAAACCCTCCAGATTTCCCTACAATTAATGGAGTGACCAACGGGCGTAGTGTTTTATATGAACAAGAAACAGGAACCAATCAAGTCCGTACTTACACTACAGGAACAGTAACCACAGCCATCTCTTCTTCGATTCAATCAGGAGATTTTGATATAGATGTACAAGGAGATGGGGAATATTTTATGAGTGTGAGAAGATTTATTCCTGACTTTAAAAATCTTAATGGAACAGCCAATGTAACTATTTATTTGAGTCGATTTCCAAATGATACAGCAACGGGCTCTCCTCTAGGACCTTTTACTGTATCCACTTCTACCCAACAGATTTGGACACGAGCACGAAGTCGGCTAGCTAGTTTTAAAATAGATGCGGATGAACTAAATGGAACATGGCGTTATGGTTTATTTAGATTTGATTCCAGACCAGACGGGAGACGTTAATGGCTAAAATTACTGTAGTTATTCCAGAGCCTTCAGAAGAGTATGATGTTTCTACTTCACGACAACTTCAGGAGGCACTAACAACTTTTAAAAATCAATTGAACACTTCCTATCAGAAGGATTTAAAAAACGAGCAGGAAGCTTTAAACTTTTTTCTACTATGAGTATACAATATAAAAATGCTGGTTTTTATCTAACCACTACTAATTTAACTACATGCTTAACAATGGATGCTGGCTCTCGAGCTCTTATTCAAAATATTCAATGTGCTAATACTTCTGCTGGAGCTGTTATTATGCAATCTAAATTTTTAGATAGCTCGGCTTCAACTACTTATCAAATTAGTACTGAATCATTAAACCCGGGAGCGACCACTAACCTAGCATCGGGAGTTTTAGTTCTCGAAGAGAGCGATGCTTTAAAAATACAATGTGCAGCAACGGCTAATGTAGCTACTGGTGTGATTTCTTATGCATTAATTAATCGTACTGACGAAAATGGGTAATGCGCCTAAATGGGGGGCGAATACTTACCATAAAAGAACGCTTAAAAAAAGGCCTGGACGCCACGCCAAAAGTTATAGTAAAAGAATCCCCAGGAGAAAAAAAACGAGAGGACAAGGATGACAAAGTATAAAATAGTAAACGGAGAGAAGGTACCTGTGTTACCCGCTAAAGCTAAAGAAATAGTGAAGCATAAAAGAACAGGTAAAACCTACGAATCTAAAGAAGAGTTTGATAAAGACGTAGCAGATCCTAAAACAGATACTAAAGCAGAAGATTTTAGACAAGATTTAGAAATAACTGTTGCATCTTTAACAGTATTTGGTAAAAATGATAAATAATGTTGCCTTTTGGTGGAACGGAAATTCAATATGCTTACTTAAAAAAATATGCTACTAAGCATCTTTTAGATTTAGTTCAGATCACTACTTCCATCCCTGAAAAAGAACCCCTCCATCCCCTTCGACCCAATATTCTTTGGATTAAAAATTCATACGATCAACCTAACTTAGCCCCATGGTTTAAAAATAAAGAAAATCATAGCAAATATGATTGGTATGTTTTTAATTCTCATTGGACATATGAAAAATACAGATACATTTTTAAGGTACCTGATACCCGTAGTCTTGTAATAAAAAATGGTATTGATTACGAGGAACTTAAACTCAAAACAGAGTTTACTTACAAAGCTCCTTTAAAATTGGTTTATTTTTCAACTCCCTGGAGAGGACTAGATGTTCTTCTCAAGGCAATGGAACTTTTAAAAAACGAAAAAGAAATTGAGCTTGATGTTTATGCAAGCACTATTATTTACGGGGATGCTTTTCATATGGCTAATGAATCTAAATTTCTTAAACTTTATGAACGGGCTGCAAATTTAAAAAATGTAAACTATAAAGGTTACTGCCGCCATAGTGTACTCGTAGACAAATTAAAAGACTATGATGTTAGTGTTCATCCTTCGACCTTTGAAGAAACATTTTGTATTTCAGCAATGGAAGCTTTAGCAGCTGGCTGTATGTTAATAACCACGGATCTCGGGGCTATTCCTGAAACCTGTGCAGAATTTCCTATCTATATACCCTATTCAGCCGACAAGGATCACCTAGCGATACAAACAGCTGAATCTATTAAGCAAGCTCAACTTATTTTAAGCACTAAAGATACTAGCCAAAGCTTGAAGTTCCAACAACAATACTATAAATATTACTATGATTGGAAAATTATTGGATCCTTTTGGGATCGATTTTTAAGAGGAGCTCTACATGTCAGAAGAAAAGAAAAAAATATCTAAAACAAGTGTCTTACCAAGAGACCCCCTAGAGGAACAAAGAGATAAAAAATTAGCAGCTCTCAAACGATCTAAAGGATTAATGGTATGTACTCCCGTCCATTCGGAAGTATGTTTGCATTATATGAAGTCCTGTTTAGATTTACAAAAAGAATGCCTTTTAAATAGCACCAGTATTATTTTTCAACTTATGAAGAGTAGTCTAGTCACCCAAGGACGAAATTTATGTGCAGCCGCGTTCTTAGATTCAGGATGTGAGCAGATGTGCTTCATTGATGCTGATATTTCTTTTTCTGTACGTTCTATTTATCGTCTTTACGAATGTCCCTATGAAGTAGCCCTAGTTCCTTACCCTATGAAAACGGTAGACGCTAATAAATTTAGAACGGATGATCTTAAACGACCAAGTGATCATCCTGATACTAAAGGATTTACTTTTCCTATTGAGCTTCCTGATCTTAATAATGTTTCTATGACGAATGGATTTGTAGAGGTAAAAAAAGGACCAACGGGCTGTATGATGATTAAGCGTAGTGCTTTTGACAAATTGATGAAGGCCTATCCTGATTTAACAATTACTCAACAAACCATGGTTAATGGAAAAATGGTGAAGCGTTCTAACTATTTTAATTTTTTCGATACTTATTATGATCAGAAAACTAAGGTTTATTTAGGAGAAGACTTTAATTTTTGTAAATTATGGACGGATATAGGGGGTAAAATATACGCTTTAGCTGATGAAGAAATATCCCATATAGGTGAAAAAATGTATTCTGGTAAATTGTTGCAAGAACTCGTTAAAGCTTCTCCCGACAACATCCCTTTGGGATCGAATGTAAACTTGAAAAAATGACCTTCAAATTTTAGACAATTTGAACTTTTCCTCCCATTATCTCCCATAGCTCCTAATCCCCACAGTATTGATAAGACGCTTATATAAAGGTAAAATGATAAATACTTAAGTATTTATTAT